TCAAAAGACGCATTTTCTGTCCATGGATCTTTAACAAAAGAAGTCAAATTCATAAGCATAAGACGACAAGAATCATATGGCGAAAGAATAATTTCACCACAAGGATTAGTAGAAACAGATCCAAAACCAACATCAGCATAAGCATCAGAAGGTGTCATTCTAGTCGCTGTGTCCCAAAACAACACACCGGGTTCTGCAGATGCATGAGCACCTTCAATCAAAGAGTTCCAGACTTCTGTTGCCTTAAAGTGATCGTGAACCTCCGGGTTATCGGAGTCAACAGGCCACCTAACTGTATAGTGATCATCGTCTTGAACAGCTTTCATAAATTCATCAGTAACCCTAACTGAGATATTAGCGCCAGTAACACGCTTTAAGTCTTTTTTAATTTTAATAAAATCCATAATTTGTGGATGATGAACTGATATTGAGAGCATTAAAGCGCCACGCCTGCCACCTTGCGCAACTTCACGACATGAATTAGAGAAACGATCTAGAAATACCTCAATTCCATCAGTTGTCTTTGCAGCGTTTGATGTTATCATGCCCTTAGGCCTAATTGTGGAGATATCAAAGCCTACCCCACCTCTCCGTTTCATGATCTGCACTTGCTCTTGATCTGTCTTAAGAATTCCCGCGTAAGAATCAGCTGGGGATTCAATAACAAAGCAGTTCGATAAAGATTGAATTTTTGCTTCATTTCCTATTCCACTCATTGGTGACCCTTGAGGTACCACATATTTAAAGTCTTTAAATAGACTGTAAATCTCTTCATAATACATTGAATTATTATATTTTGCTTCAACAGTAGCAAACTCAGTTGCTATTCTTGAATGCATATCGTCGGGTGTCAATTCAACATAGTTACCATCTGAATCTTGCAAGGCGTATTTTCCTGCAAAGACTGATGCTGCTAGTTCGTCACCTTTAAAATATTCTAGTGACGCTTCGTATACCTGCTGGTAGTTGTACATTATTTCTCCTGTTATCCTGTTATTTCTTTCCATTTTGATTTTAACATATCTCTTGTGCCTGTGTTTGCGCTCTCAACTGCATCTACAATTGACATTTCCTGCACATTATCTAGTACTTCTATAAACGACATTGATGTATCGATTCTAATTGGAAACATCAAACCGTCACTACCAGCTCTATTTTTTGCTACAAATAATCTTCCAGCTCCTGTTGCTTTCTCTAAAGGTTTGCGTGAAAGAGATACAACAACATCAGCAACCATTGCTTTTCCATAAGCTTCAGACATATTTTCTAAACCAACAATTTCTGCTTTTGCAGAATCTCTGTTTGCCTGTGATGCTGTCCAAATAGGTATGTTCATTTCCATTGCTAAGTTTCTAAGCTCTTCGTATACTAATTTAAGTTCGTGCCTTAATGAATCATAAGTTCGTGTAGATCGCATAATATCCGCATAGTCGATAACGATTAAGCTCGGTTTGAAATTTTTCATTGCTAGTTTTTCCAAGTGATTTCTTAGGGTTACGATGCTTGCGCTACCTGTCGGATATTGTTTAATTATTAACCTTCCAAACTCATTATCCTTATAAATTTGCATAACTTTATCTTTATTTTGAACAACATCTGACGATGGTATTCTACATAGATTACTATCATATCTTATACCTACACCTGTCTCAGTTAACTCAAAAGTGTAATGTACAACATTTTTTCCTCTTCGTAATGCCTCAGCACCCATAGAAACAAGATAGTGTGATTTTCCTACACCTGTGTTTGCAACGACAACACCAATTTCACCTCTACCTAGACCGCCATTTAAAACTTTCTTTTGATCTAATTCTTTAATACCAGTAGCACATGTCGCTCGGTCAATAAGAACAAACCTAGCTTCATGATCTTCAAAAAAGTCATGACCAATTGTAGAAGAATTACCTTTAAAGACAGCATTTTTCATGATACTCAAAACGGACTCATAATTTTCTGACTTAATTGCTTTTACGCTTTCCTCTAGAGCTTGTTGCAAAGCTTGCTTTTTACAGAAATCTAATGCTTTTTCTTTAACAAACTTTAAGTCACCAATATTAGGACTAGACTTCATTCTTGTTAAATACTCAATTACTTGCTCTCTTAATATTATATCATCACCTGATGATAAATCATCTTTTATGATTGTTACTAAGAGCGGCAGCGTTGGAAAGTCTCGATACTTACCATAGTAACTAAAAAGTCTGTCACATAGAAATTGCAAATATTTCAACTCAAAATAATCGTATTTCATCAACTCTATCATTTGACTTGCCCATTGCCTGTCTGTTAATAAAGCCTGAAATACTTTCTCTTGAAAGTCTTTTCCGTACTTAGAAAAGTAGCTACTACTTTCGTTCATTTAAACTATCCTTGTTTTGTTAGATTTCTAAAATAATTGCTATGACGCATCATATCAATGTTCTTAATATTGTTTTTTATTAATATTTTGTTTGCTTGTATATTATTCCATGCAGGCTTAAAATCTTCAATACAAGAATTAATATATTTAACTTGAATGTGTGCCAAGTTATCAATGTCTAATCTGACCAACCTGACGTTACGCTCAATTAACTTTTCATTATCTTTAATGGATTTATATATCTTTTTCTTTGGATTACCCTGGTGTTTAACGTCGTTTTCGATAAATAGTTGAAATGAATTGTTTTGAAAGTCTTCTTTTAAAAATAGATCAGAGTATTCTTTTGTTAGCTTTTTAAATCCTACTCCAGGGACGCCTGGAATGTTATCAGATTTATCACCAACAATAGACTTTGCCAAGCAAAAATTACTTGGGTGAACTCCGTACTTTTCTATAACTTTATCTGCGTCAACAAAAGTTTTAGAGTTAGGAGAGTAAACAATGCAATCTTTGCCAATTAGTTGATAATAGTCATGATCGCCTGTTACTACCACCTTGTTTTTGTTTTTTAATTTATAATTACAAATATAACCAATTGCATCGTCTGCTTCTGCATCTTCAATATACATTTGACAAATAGGAAGATTTGACATTAATTCTACTAAAGTTGAGACCTGATAGTTTCTGTTTTTGTAAGTGTCAGGTATTTCTTCTTGATCATAATACCTGTTCATTTTAGCAGGCTTTCTTCCTTTTTTATAATCTGGGTATAAATCTCTTTTTCTCTTAGACCCGCCGCCTTCCCAGACTACAATTACAGATTCAGGCTTGCACTTTTCAATCATGTTAACAATATTATAATAAAACCCAACAATGCCGCCAATTTGCTCTCCATTATCTGACATTGCTGGGTGTGCTACATAATGTCTCATAAAAACATTTAAAGCATCTATTATTAAGACTCTGTTTTTAACTAACATCTTATAGATCGCTCTCGTCAAAATCTAGCAAGTTATTTATTTCTTTTATTTCTTCGTAAGATTCAGGATTAATGTCTACGCCTTCTGATGTTCCCATCTTTTTTGTCATTGCATCTTGCAAAACAATATCAACAATAGGGCCCCAAAAGTGGTCTTTCATAATTTCATCAAACTCTGTTTTTCTAAACTTTTTTGACTCTAAGAGACTTCCTGTTTCGTCCATCATTTCAATATTTTTCCATCCGCCAGTTCCTGAGATTAAATAGTTTCTGTCGCCTTTTGTCACCATACCGTGCTTTCTTAGTAGATCAAATGTTTCTTCGTGTTCAACAATTCCTTTACCGAAATGAATTTGAAAATTTACTTTCCTAAAAGGTGGTGCAACTTTATTTTTGACGGTCTTTGCCCAGACGTTAATGCCAATAACATCATCACCATCTTTAATTTGTTGCCCAGCACCTAGTTTAATACGAATAGAAGAATGGAATGGAATCGCCTTACCACCGGGTGTAGTATCCGGGTCTCCGTACATAACTCCAACTTTTGTTCTAATCTGGTTAAGACACACTAAAAGACTGTTTGTTTGACCAATTACACCTGTTATTTTTCGCATACCTTTTGAGATAGCACGTGCTTGTAATCCAATACTTTCTTTATCATAGTCACCTAAAAGTTCTGCTTTTGGTGAAGATGCTGCAACGGAGTCCCAAATAATTACAACGGGAACATCCTTGTCAAGTGCTTTTGCTTTTAAAATTGTTTTTTCAGCCAAATCTAATACATGCTCTGTACAGTGTGTATCAACATAAACAAATCTTTGTGAAACGTCAACACCAAGGTTGCCTAGATTCTCAATTGATGTTGCATTCTCTGTGTCGATATAAACAGCAATACCTCCCATCTTTTGGGTACTGCATGCTATTTGTGTGGCAATATGAGACTTTCCAATAGAAGGAGGGCCGAAAATTTCTACGATTCTACCCTCAGGAAATCCGCCGCCAGATTGATTGGCACAAATGTAGTCTAGTAAGCTTGAACCTGTACTGATCCATCGTTTGACTTGAGTAGGACTCTCATCTTCTGCTAAATTATAAGCTACTTTTGTTTTGTAGTCTTTGTTTAAAGATTTAATTAGCTGGGATGTAAAATCATCTTTTTTTGTCATTTTTCCTCCTGAATTTAAGAAATTATACAATATATAAGTGCGTTTTTCATTAGTTTTTGTCACTTATAAGATTAAAATAAAAAACCGGGCAAATGAGCCCGGTTTAGTGAAGAGACATTTAAATTTTCTCTTACATTACTTCATTAAATCACTAAATGCATCATCTAAGCTTGAGTATGATGATGAAGAACTATCTGCAGCAGGCTTTTCACTTTTAGTGTCAGTACCCCAGTCAGAACCTTCGTTGTCTTGTGTGTCACCTTCTAACCAGTTGTTAACAATTGTTGAAAGTTCATCATAAGACTTAAGCTGAAACATTTGAGTTACATCAGGAATATCACCTAACCACTCTTTTACTTGAGCTTTGTCTGAGCTCACAGGTGAAGATTTACGTTTTGGTAGTACTTCTGTTTTTGCCCATTGTTGACCAGGCGCTTTAGAGCACGTTACTGTGATATCTGTACCTGTCTTAAGATCTGTTATATCACCGTAATCTTCGTCCATCATCAATGAAAGTAATGCTTGATAAACTAGCTTTCCAAATGACCAAATTTGAACACCTTTATCTTCTTCGCCTCGAATAACAACAGGAGCGTATACTCTCATCTTAGGATAAAGTTGTTTAGCCATATCATAGCTTTCTTTTGTTCCTTCAGCACGAAGCTTGTCGATCAATTCTTGAATTGGGTCACGCTTGCCAAACTGGCTTGGTGCTAAAATTGATCTTTGTCCAGGAATATTGTAGTAGAATTGAAGTTCTTTAAAAGGTTGACCTTCATTATCAGGAAATGAAAGTAATCGTACAGTGTACTTATTTCCTTCTTCTGGTCGCCAAGAACGATTTCTATTGCGATTATTACCACTGAGGCTGTCTAGTTTACGTTTAATTGCATCAAAATTAAGTGCCATTTTTTCTCCTTGTTAATTTTTAAATGTTCAATATTTAATGTTTTATTTGAACAATGTTATATTAACAAGAAAATTTTAATATTACAAAATTATTTTATTTATAAGGAAAACTTTTCTTTCTATTAAATTTTTGTTGTTTTCTGTGTTTATTGCGCGTAACTCTTTTTCCTTTTGCGTCTGTACCAACTGGTGTAACAGGATTACCACCTAAAGCTCCTACACCCGAGAATTCATCAAGTGGATCTTCTTCCTCGTCTAACTTTGTCAATCCCTTTCTAGTTTGATTAAGCAACTTGTCATTATATGTGTTAGCTCTTGCTGCATAATTTGGATACTCATCAATAGCATTTACCTCATTAACAATTAGCATGTATTTGTTTTCATTGTGCTCTGACATTTTGTCTACCGCAGACGCTGTTGAGTCTATGACTTTGTCTAGAGCAGTTGCTTCGTTTACATATAACGCATTGTAAATTTTACCCATCCTTGTTAAAGACTGAATAAAGTCTGCGACAAAGCAATAAGCCAAACTATCTCTTTGAATTTTATTTGACCCTTCTTTGAAGTCTTCATGCGATTCAAATATCTTAAACATTTTATCAATACCACCTGTTAACTCAGCCCCTAGTTCAAAAAGTATACGCTCAGCTGGGATTGTGTGTATTGCCAATGCTGCTGTTATTCCACTAGCTTTTGTTCCAATGTAAGCTATTCCACTTCCGATAGGCGTGGCAGCAAGACCACCTGCAGCTGCTATGTAAGGTGTTACTGCAACGCAAACAATAATAAAAAGATCTTTAAAAGTTTGAAGTATTTCATTGAAGTCTTCTCTCATAGCATCTTTTAAGCTATCGTCTTGTAAAAATACTTGCTGAATATATTCTATTAATGCTCTAAATTCTCTATCATTTGCATCAACTAGGTAATTAGGTAATTCTGAACCTGGAGCTAAGTTTAGTTTGCTATTAAACTTTGAGTTAAAATCATTAATTTTATTTAGTGCTGAAACTATTGTTGCTGTTGCTATAGCAATATCTAAAACAGGAATTGCTGCTGCACCTATCTTTGCTAACCCAGGTATTTTACTTAAAAAACTCTTAGGCGCGTTTCTAGTAGCATCTGCAGCTTCTTCTGCAGCTTTTGGCAAAATAGCTTTAACTACACCGTCAAAAGCCGATTTTATACCGCTTGTTTTAGCAGTTGTTTTAGCAGTTTGTGCAATATCTGTTGCTGCTGTTTTAGCTGCTGAGTACCCTGATTTTACTGCTGCGGAAGCTTTGGATGCGTCAGCAACTGCTTTTATGCCTCTTGCTTGTGATGCAGCTTTTACAGAGCCTTTTTGTCTATAAAGCCTACCAATGAGAGCTGCTGTGCCTGCTCTATCTCCTTTAGCATCTTCAATGTCTGGGTCGAGTTCAACATTTTCAAAAAGGTCAACATCTTCAAAAGACTCTTCTTCAAAGTAATCCTCGGGAAAAAGTGCCTGCGATGTTCGAGAAAATGTGCTATCAGCTCCTGCGGGCATTGCGCCATATCCAGTATGCTTACCTAGATTGTAAGAACCGTCACCGGATCCCACATCCATTCTAAATTCTTTAATATTTCTTTTTTTCATTACAACCTCATTTGGTTATAAATATCAATATAGATTAGACTTTACAGGAATTTGTACATTTTCATATTCTAAAAAATCTATGTCAAGAAATACTTCTTTATCTTTTATCGATGATAAAAATGTTATACTGTCATGAATTAAAAAACAAGTTCTTGCGCCTGTATCTTCTCTAAACTTATTAAATGCTAACGAACAAAAATCAGCAGCAGAAGATTGAATCCAGTAATTTACTATATTAGCATTACTTTTTATTGGCCTGCCGTAATAATTTCTAATAAAGCCGTTTGCTTCGTATTCTAATTCTAATTTACTCTTAAAATCGTCAATCACCATAATTGATTTAATTTTTGCAATGTCTTTTTTACTTATCTGTGATATTGACTTAACTGTGCTATCTGAAGCGCCATATATTATGCTTAATACGCCTCTTTTAAATTTGTCCCTATTTTTTATCTTAATGTTTATTTTGTTTGCAATCCACGTGTATATATCTTTAACTTCTTCTTTTAAAATATTTTGAGAAATGAGATAAAAGAATGGCTCACATGACTTAAAGTCCATTTCAATTAGAACATCATCATTATTGACGGGCTTTAACTTAATTCTGTCTGTTTTCTTCATAGTTAAAAAATTATGACCTGACTTTATACTTGTTCTTCCAGTTGTGCTAATGTGATGATATACAGGTGTTTCTAATATTTTATTTTCAAATGCTACTTGGCTTAAGTTTTGATAACACTTTTTTCTTTCTAGGAAGTACTTTAAGTGATAATCAGAAAATAGACTAGCACCTAGTAATATTTTCTCCTTAATGTAGTCAAAGTATTCTTTTGATTTTTCTTTACCAAGAATAACAGAGAAATTTATAGCTGTTTTAATATTTAAATCATTTTTTAAAAATGGAAAATATTCAACGACTGTTTTAATCTTATCATAATTTGACAATTGAATGATATTCGATAGAGTCTTAATTGACACCATTATTCCGCTTTCATTTATTTCTAAGTTAAAAGAGTTTCCTGTTATGGAGTAATTTGATGTATTAACTATTGTTTTTATTTGCATAATAATTTATAAGCAATTTTAAAACAATTTACAAAAATAATTTTATTTATCTTCTAGTGCTTTGACTTTTCTAACAATGTCTTCTTTAAAGTTGCTAATTGCCCCGATATTTGATGGTACTAAATCTAGATTTGTTGAGAAGTTACCTTCACTTAAGCTGTGATTAACTGCTCTAACTGTATAGATGTTGTCAAGACTGGTGTTTGTATTAAAGTCAATAAATATTGATGAACCTCTGCCAATCATAGGCATACCTATCATGTCTAGTGTTATTGAATTTGGAAATAAAGTAGCAGAGTCAAAAGAGTTTTCAAAGTTATAACCCTTAATCTGCCCGTTTCTAAGGTTACCGTAACTCTCAACCATTAAAACATTATTTAAATCGCCAGCAGTATTTGATCCTACACTTAAAGATCTAACTGTGGATCCTGCTGACCCGTAATTCACAGTAGGGTATGCTCGTTTAACAATTTGTTTGACATCCCAAAAGCTTAAATTATTAATTGGTCCTTTTGCGCCATCTTTTTTAAGAATTGTGCTTGGATTGCCTCTAATAAGATTATTAAGCAATGTATGCTCACTAGGTGACTGTATTGCTTCTTCGTCATAGATGTGAATTCGCATAATTGTCTTATTTAATTTGAGCCCATTTGACTGTTCTCCTCGATTGTTGTTAATATATCTGTCAACCCAACCAGAAAAACCGTCTAATGATACTACATTTGTGTTAGTGTCAATAACAGGAAGCACTTCAAAGTCCATGGAGATATTTGGCTTAACAAACTTTGGCTCTGTAGTTACATCTAATCCGTCCTCTTTGTACATTTCTTCACATTTTTTTGTTATTTGCCCTGAATACTGATCTGATACATAACCTACGTAGTCACTAAAAATATTTGTTATTCTATTCTTAAACTTCTTTAAAGACTTTGCTTCTTCTCCTGATGCATTTTTAATTCTACTGTCAAAGCTAGAACTAGACGTTTTTAATGCTAGCAGTACATTCTTGTCAATATCATCTTTTTCATTTAGACCTAAACCAGCCATGTTTTTGTCTTTGACTAAATCTTTAATTACATCAAATTTATCTTTAAATTCTTTAATTTCTCTTAGGCGCGTTTTCTCTTCTGAAGCAGCTAAATCAACAAAACCATAAGTTGTTAAGTTTTTATCTGATATTATTTCTCTTTCTAGTAGAGAGAAAAATCTAGCAACAGTTAGTTGAGAATTTTTTGATATTTGTTCTGTTACCATATCTGCAAGTTTTTCTAAGGGTATTGGAAAGCTAGCAGTTGTATGAATTCTTGCTCCTCCAGCATGATGATTCATTGGATAGAAAACCAACTGTACTTCATCATACAAGTTAGAAGATGCAATAGAATGGCCTATGAATGAACTAATAACCTTGCCTAGTGACACAAAATCACCACCAGATAGATCTTCCTTTGATTCGTTTGCTCTAGCTGATTTTCTTAAAATATATTTAAATGTTTGAGGTGTGAACTTACCATTAGAGTAACTAGATAAACTAGTCATGGATTTACTTAATTGGCTTGTTCCGCCTTCTGTGTGAACCATCATTGCTGCAAAAGGGTCGGGATGAGAACCGACAAAAAGAGTGTTTAGTTTGTCATATGTTTTTTTAACTAGAGTTTCGTTGTTATTCTCTAAGTCAATTATTCCAGAGTTTTTAATTTCATCATACAATTTTTTATCTTCAGGCGACAAAGAGGCTTGTTTGTCTTCTATTGCTAGTTGCACCTTATTAGAAAATAGTATTTTTAGTATTCTTAAAAATTCTGCTTTATTGCTTCTGGATTTTTCAATAACTTTTCTGTAAGTTTCCCATGACAAAGAGCTATTTACAGACCTTGCATTTCTGGCAACTGTTTTAATTTTTTGTCTTAAATCAGGAACATCATCAGTTTTATCTTTAAATTCTTTATACTTTTCAGATATAATATCATTTGCTGCACTATCTATAATATCTCTAACAGAGTTTAAAGGTACAACAGGACCTGCTCCGACATGTATTCTTTGATTGTTTCTAAACCCATAAGCAGCTAGCTTAATATCAATACTTACTTCACCACCATCAGAAAATTTATAGTCTGAACCTATTACTTGAAATACGCTTTTTTCTTTTAAGCCTGACAGGTACTTGCCAATTACGTTATCTGAAGCGACTCCACCTTCTGGGTGATTCCACCCATATTCAATTTCAATTTTTGTAGTTGCAAACTTATTTGGTGAGACAAGAGGTCCTAACTCTTTTAATCTTGATCTATCATGAAGAATAAGACTTAAGTCAGCGCTTTTTGATGACATAATTCCTGCACCAGCTGAAGTTATTCTAACATTTAAAGACTTAAGTGTCATCATAGGCATAATAGGTTCAAGTATCGGATCGTTGTTAACTTGACCGGCTGCCATGTTAAAACTACTTTTACCTATATTTACTCTGTTTACTTGTGACTCTCTAGAGATATTAGCATTAGAAAATGTTTGAGGCGTTGTAAAAACGTCCATGAAGCTTTGTTGCAAATTATCAATAGCTGGATCAGTTGTTTGACTTAGCTCACTTGTAAATTGATCTTTTAAGTCGTAAAATGCCTCAAAGCTTTTGTCAGTACTATTTCTCTCAAACTTAAAATACTTGTGAAAGTTTAAAGAGTTTGAATTCCTTATCGGGTTATTTTGATCATCTCTTGCAAAGTTTTGTGAAAGTATTTTTACATCAATATACGGAACACACCTAGACATCTCGATAGGTGGAATAGCATTAAAAAACACAGGCAAGTGACTCGCAGACTTGGCCAGAATCCCTAAATTTGGCTTTTTAACAACTACAGCACTTAAACCAATGTTTTGTTCTTTAGACGGTTCCACATTATACTCAGTTGGTGCAACATAATTATTTGTAATTAAACCAGCACTAGAGTCAATACCTTCAGAAGACAAATAAGTCTTTGCAACGCCATCTTCATCCAGGACTGGCTCACCATTTTTATCTAAGATTTCCCCTTGCCCATATATAGACTGATAAGTAGAAATTACGTCTTTCATTGTGTAAGCTTTAGGAGTCGCATCATTATTGTAAACAAAACAAGAAAGCACACCGTTTAAAGATCCGTCACCTGACTTAGGGTCAATACCTACAATTTGCATAAACTTGGATAAATCTTCATTTGCTTTAAACCCCTGTAGTGTCGGGTATAAAGATTCACGCTCAGTATCAACAAAATCTTTCAAAAAATAAGTTCCAGTTGTTCTGTCTAAAAAATTTATTAAAGTCTTTTTAATTGCTTTTTCTTCATCAGTCTCATCTTTTGCTTGTGAATTTATATAATCTTGTATTGAGTCTTCATTTTCAAGAAATAAAAAAAGATCGTTTTTTGACAAACCTATAATAAAACCTTCCATTTCTTCTGCAGCTTCCAATAAATTTTCATAGCTTAAATTGTAGTTTGATATCTTATCGTATTTGCCTGCTGTCATTACAAAAGTCCTATTACTTGATTAATATTTGTTGGAACACGAAGAACTGTACCTGGTGGAGTTTGTAATCCCCATCCAATTCCACTTGCAGCAGCAATAACCCACCACAAACTAGCGTCGCCATAAGCCTGCCCTGCTATTGTATCTAGCCTCTCACCTTCTTCTAATATTTTAACACCATAGTTTATAGCACCAGACTCAATTGCTGAGTATACAACATAAGATGCTCTAGAATTTGAAACAATGTTTTGGCCTAATAGGTTTTTTCTTCTCGTAGAAAATGTATATCGATTTATTGCCATTATCTATTATCCTCACCTTTAACTGTTGAAGCAAAACCGCCTTGCTCTCTAAATAAGTAGTTAGCAACTCTTCCGTCGTCGTCATAAACGTCTCCAGAAATATTTTTCATTATTTCTCCGACATTGTAAATAGGTGCACGATTATAACCAGTATGATCAAGACCCGGCGGAATATCATGTATGACGTCAAATTGAAAACTAATTTTAACGCCCATAGGTGCCCTAGCATTTAAATCAGTTTCCCAAGCAAATGCTCCATCAAGCCAATCAAAAGTTACGCCTTTTATGACCCCTGCTAATCCTCGACCTTTTGTGGTATTTATTGCTCTTGTAAATGGATTTACTTCTTTTCTCATAAAAATGCTTTCATCAGACGCATAAAGAGTCCTTAAGTAGTCGACAATATCATTTCCTAAACCTGCATTTATAAGGTTGTCACTCACAAAGCTGTCACCTAAGTTATCAATTAATCCTGTTGGGTCTGAGAAGAAAAGCAACGCACCTACTGCAGAGTTTGTAAAGAGCTCTTTTGGGTCAGGTAATATATCTGAGTGATTTACGATAAAGTGACTCTTAAAAACTTCTTTTGGTGCATTGTGATCTAAAACTTTTACACGATATTTAATGCTGTTAAAGTCATCAAACAAACCTTTGTCAATAACTCTAACTTTTATTCTTCTAGGTAGCAAGTATCTTTTGCCTGTCTCTTCACAATAATAACCATTGATTGTATTTGGCTTTAAGATCATCTCTCTAAAAGCATTAGATAGCCACTGTGTATTATAACCGCCTGCTATGCCGTTTCCTGTTTTTATATCAAATAAGCTAGAATTGTTAATGTTTCTTCTAAGATTTGACATAATTCTTCCGTTACCTGTTGAGAAAGAATTGTCCGGATCCAAATTAGGGTCTCTTAATTGTTTAACAATTCCTCCAACTGCTAGCGGGTTGGCGTAGCCATTAACCAATAGATTTGAAAGAATTTGATATACTAAATTTGTTCCAGAATTCAAGCCTATTTTTTGAGCTAACGTTAAATTATCTGTAGGTATACCTTTAACAATTGAATTGACAATTGACATTGGGCTTCCAAAAGCAGCTAGCCACACTTTAAGAGCTTGGTCTTTAAACTTTGTAAAAGCTTCTCCTGTAAATACTGATCTTGTTCCCTCAGCATACCCTTCTGATGATTTTGGCGAAACATTATCATCGCCGATTCCAAAAAGCCTAGCCAGACCAAAGCGTGAATAGTTTGACTTGATTACGTCACCGACTCTTAATCTAACAATAGGGCTAGCACCAATAACTTGACTAAAAGGTTGATAAAATTTTGACTTTGCATTTGCGTCATTTGATACTAAAGTACCTGCTGTCCACTGCGGATACAGTAAAGTTGTAAACTTATTAATCTTGTACCACATAGCATCATAATCTTCTCTATTTGTTGCGTATAAAGTAAATCCGACCTGTAAATTTCTTGAAGTTGTCTGGTAAATTTGGACAGGATCAACTCTTCCGTACCCTGTAACTCCATTAAAAGTAGGGTTTATTGAGTCAGTTAGTTGGCTTAGAAAAGCGTGAAAAGATAATATTTCATTTGTTCTTAAATCTTGAATGTAAAATGGTACATACTCAGCTTCAAGTCTATCTTCTACTATTTTTACAACTTCATTAGGTATTCTATTGTAAGAACCATCGACGTCTACACCTGTATATGTACTCTTAATAAGTTTTGATCCAAACATACCTCTGACAGGGCTTTCACCGTAGACAGTGTTGTTTAACTTGCTAGCTGCTCTTATTATGTTTGCAGGCAATATAAACATTGA